ATTGGTGGAAAGGCACTTGGAGCAATGAATGCAACTGGAGCAATGACACCTGGTAACGTTTCTGTTAATATTAACAATCAAGGTTCACCTAAACAAGCCCAGGTATCTGCACCTAAGTTTAACGGTGATAAATATGTTATTGATATTGTAACCCGTGATCTACGCAATAACGGTTCTTTGAGAAAATCTTTACGAGGAGGTAGCGCAAGCTAATGGCAACTTATCCTGATGACGCAACTGCAACTCTGGCTGCGTTTCCCATCACATCAACTGTTACCTATACTAACACAGGATTAACAACAACTGCTTTTAATCTTTCAGCCGCTGTTAGTTTAGCCTCTGAAGTTGGTGTTTTTATTGATGGAGTCACTCAAGCAACTGACTCCTATACTTTATCAAATGGTGGGGCTACAGTCACATTTGTTTCTGCCCCCAATGCGTCCAATCTAACCTTACAAACACTATCAATACCTGAAAAACTTAAAACAACCAGACAAACATTTACAACTCTTAGTGTAGATTACGGTAATACAACTGCAAAGGTTGTAAACGGAAATTCATACATAGTAAACTCTTTTCAAGAGAGTTTTGCGCTACCGGCAGGCAGTGATGTAACTTCCGCAGACTCGCTACAAGTTTTTATTAGTGGTGTGTTTCAGCAGGAGGGTGCTTTTACTTTTCCTTCGGTCACATTAGGATTTGATGGAATCGATGTTGGTGATAACTCCGCTGTAAAGCTACTAACAAACTTCTATGATAACTTAACTGACGATAGTCCATCTAATCATACCGTTCAACAATTAGGATCTCCTACATTCGTTGACTTTGGGGATGATAAGTTTATTGATTTTGATGGTTCTTCCGATTATCTCAGATTGCCTGTATCGGGAGATTTTAATTTAAGAGAAAAGTCATTTACATACGACACATGGGCGCGTCCTGATACAGGAACCTCAATGACTGCAAATCAAACACTATTTGCAAGTTATTTAGATGGTGATAACTATTATGCACTAAGAATTGTTGGTTCTAACTCTAATGTTGGTTTTGTGTACCAAACTTCTAATTCTTTAGTTGAGGTGTATGGAGGTAACTGTAATGGAGGTTCTAACTACCATGTTGCTGTAAGTAGTGAAACAACTACTAATAACCTTCGTCTATATGTAAATAATGTTTTAGTAGGTCATACTAATTACTCTTTAGACTATAGTTTTTCTGGAGCTAATGCCTACATTGGTTCAAATAATACAACAGGTGCTGAGTTATTTAAAGGTGGGATGTCTTTTTCACGACTGGCTCATGCTGCAAGGTATCGCAGTTCATCCCACGAACCTTTAGTTACTACTAACGCTCTTTCAGTAATATCTGCGGCACCTTTAGGAGCAGTTGATGAAAATGACACTATTTCTATTCGTATGTTTGATTCTACTATTGAAACAATTGATAGATTCTCTTCAATGATTGATAGAAAGCCTGATAGAGGCATTTCTTCAGAACGGTCTTTTGATACGATCACTTTTGCATCTCAGGCAGGATATGAAAAACGTCGATTAAAGTCGCGTAGATCTAAACGCTCTTATGATTTAACTTACACAGCTATCACAGGTGTTGAAAAAGTAGCGATTGAAAACTTCTACATTGCTCGAAGTGGTGACTTTGAGTCATTTAATTTTGACCTTGCGCACATTAACGAAAGTGGTACAATTGTTACTAGATTTGAGGGTGGATTAAGCATAGAGCAAATTTACTCTAATGGATTAAGGCTTATAGATAACTTTTATACAGTATCTTTTAAACTACAAGAGGTGTATGATTAATGAGTGCTCGTGCTTATGATGTAATCTTAACTGTCGATGATGTGACAGGTTTTGTTACGCAAAATACTGTAATTGGTGTAACCTCTAAAACTACAGGCGTAATAGCTAACGTAGACACAGCGTCTAACTTACTGAAAGTAAAACAAGATAATCTTTTACAAGAGTTTAACTCAAGTGAATCAATACAATCAAATGCAATCGTCACTACTGGAAGCGGTAACTTAGAGGCTTCTACTTTTACCCCTAAAAGATTTAGTTCAAATACTACAACTGCGACTGCTACCATATCTGCAATTGCTCCAAGCAATTTTAAAGCAGCTAAAAATGCCTTCACGCAAAATCCAATAGTAAGACTTTACTCCCTATACTATCCTGGTGAGTGGTATCCTCCTAACGAAAATGGTAATCCTGGAGGTGCGGGTGCTGGAAAAGCATGGCCCAACTATTTTCCTATTAGATTTGCTGAAGTCAATGGTGATTTAACATCCGATATTCTTTATAATGTTAGTTACGGTGGCGATTCTTATATTCCATTTCCTGTCAACATGTCTGCTTTAGCACAAGGTGCGGAGGGCAAAATTGACGAACTTACACTAGAAATATTTAATGTAGACAACGTAATCACTCGTTTAGTTGAAGACCCGTTTTTAGCAGGCAATAATTCTTCTAATTCAGTTCAAGCTATCGTTAATGGAGAATTAGTTCATGGTATAGATCCAAGAAGCGTTCCTGGAACTACAAGTAATCCTGATGGTTTAAACTTTGATGCGGATATTGAAGGATATTATGGAAGAACTAATGCCTCATTTGACTATACCCAAACTTTGGCAGTTGGGGGAACTTGGGTTGAGCAAAAACTTGATACTCGTGACTTATTAGGAGGAGTAGTTGAGGTAAAAACCACCTTTGCAAACTTTTTAGACTTTTGGCCTGAGTATAGTACAGTGAGGTCTGTGCGTTCAAATGTGATTGAAGTTGTTAACACTCTACCTTATCGAGTAGGAGATACAGTCCAAGCTAAAGGCGGCTCTTTAACTGCGACTATCCAATCAATACAAGATCAAGCGTATCTATTTCTTTCTGACGAACTTGAGGCTAATACTGCTTTTGGTCAGCCTATATACATTGTTAACAATGAAGCTGATACTGAATCATACATCGAAGATACTTTTAAAATTGATCAACTTGAAGGTTTAAACGAAAGTGTTGCTAAATTTAATTTGATTTCATGGTTACAGTATTTTAAATTAATAACTCCTAAAAGAAAATTCTATAAAAACACTTGTCAATGGAAATATAAAGGATCAGAGTGTCAGTATCCCGGACCGGCTGGCGGAACTATTCCAGGCACCAACCGTTCAGCTAATAGTAATCCTATTGCTGCTAATAATCAAATAGCTTCATCAGCTGATGGAGATGTATGCGGAAAGTCTATCATTTCTTGCACTCTACGTAACAATCAAATTCATTTTGGAGGATTCCCTGGAACAGGTAGAACAGTCCCACAACAATAAAATATGCATACTACCTTGGGTACATCAATTTGGAACCTTATCAGGTTCCTATGGGTTATGCTGCTTTTCAGAATATTTCACTGGGTTTGGACATGGTAAAAGTCCTCTCGAAGCATTTAATGATGACCATATGAAATCAATCAGATTGGCTATGCTTGCGGGTGAAGAAGTAGAGCCTTGTAAAGTTTGTTATGATTGGGAGCGTAGTGGTGTTGAAAGCCCAAGACAACGTAGTAATAAGCGTTTTTTTAAATATACCAGACTATATGATCAGACAGCTGAAGATGGTTCTGTAAATAATCCTCCAATTTACATAGATTTTAGATTCGGTAATTTGTGTAATTTTACCTGTAGGATGTGTGGCGCTTTTTCCTCATCGAGTTGGGCTAAAGAGGCAAAACATCATGGATATCTTGATGAGTCAGCTCCTAATCATTATGATCATTGGACTAATAATGAGTCATTTTGGAGAGATATAGATAAATTTAAAGAATACATTAAAGTCATATATTTTGCAGGAGGTGAGCCTTTCGTTCAAGAGGGACACTATAAACTTTTAGAATTTTTAGTTAAAAATAACTGCACTGATATCGAACTTAACTATAATACAAATCTATCATATGAACGATCTCTTAAATCCTATGACATTGAAGAGTTATGGAGTAATTTTTCTAAGGTTGGTGTCTGGCCCAGTATTGAGGGGTATAAAGAAAAAGCCGAGTATAATAGAAAAGGGCTAGAATGGGACTTATTTTGTAAAAATGTTGATAGATTTGATAAATATATCACAACATTCTCAATGTTAAGTAATGTTTATACTATAACCTCTAACTTAGAGACTATCAAGTATCTAAAAAGTTTAAATAAAAATTTTCACATTACCAATCTTGTGGGACCTTCGCACCTGTCTACGACTATTTTTTCCAAAGATGTTAAAAAATCCATAATGTCTAATTATAAGAATGAATTATATGATATGACAAATATATTAGAGAGAGATGAAATGAATTGTATTTTAGACTCTTTAAGACATATGAATTCAAGTGACGACTCTCACTTACAAAAATTATTCAAGCACCATAATCGTTTGATGGATCGATACCGTAATGAATCTTTTGAATGTGTTTTTCCTGAGTTAGCGGAATGGTATTTAAATATTTAGGCTTGAGTCATGAATATGGCAGTTTTGATTGTTTACTTTTGATTAAGTATATTTATAAAAATGAATTTGGATTAGACTTTGATATACCCACCTACACCACATCAAGGCAGTGGATGAAAGAATTCTCCCCTAATAAAGTCGATGAATGGGCTATGAAGAGCTTTACAAAAGTTAACTGGACAGATAGTCAAGACTATGATGTAATAACATTTAAGAACGATAATTCAAAATTAATAATTCATTTTGGACTATTTTTAAAACCTATAAGAATGTTACACATTGAAGAAGGGGGAGTCTCGTGTGTCGAAACATTATCCGATTATTGGATAAATCGAGTGCACGCCGTTTATCGACATGAGCAAATGGTATGACAAATACATTAATTTTCCATACAAACATCTAGGACAAGATCCCACAACAGGCATTGACTGTTTCAACCTTTGTAAACTTGCGTTTAAAAATGAGTTGGAAATAGACATACCATACTCCACGCATGACTTTTGTAACATAGTTTATGAAGATTGGTATAATAAAACTCAGAATCAATATTTTCTTGATGCTTCAAAAAACGGTGACTGGAAAGAGATTCAAAAGCTTGAGCCTTTTGATATTATCCTAATGAGTATAGGCTCAACTAATGTAGTAAATCACTGTGCCTTATATGTAGGGGATAATAAAATTTTACAAACAATGGAAAACAGGGATAGCGGTATTTATACGTACCATAGATATTATCAACAATATACTGTAAAGAAGGTTAGATGGAAAAGTTTAGTAAATTAAAAGAGGATATGAATAATCACGCCTTAAGAGATTACCCACGAGAGGCAGTAGGTATTATCACTAAAGATTTTGATTACTTACCTTGTGAGAATATTAGTGAAGATCCGAGAAACACCTTTTGGCTAGATCCAGAAGCATTGATTAAGCACGATGATAACATGTGGGGAGTATTTCATTCTCATCCAGGTTCAGATAATCCTATCCCAAGTGAAGAAGACAAAGTGGGTGCAGCGTTTCAAGAGTATAAATTTTTAGTTGGTTTCAATAATAAATTTTACATATACTGGTATAACGATAAAATTGATGCATTAATGTTTGATGCTTTTGAGGAGAGACATCTTGTTAGCGACGATTAATATTCATTCTGCGTATAAAAAACTATTCGCAGAGAAAAAATATTGTATTGATTTAGTGACTTATGCTGATATAATTTCATATCTATCGTCAATGCATCCAAAATTTGCTAAATATGCTAATGACATTCATCATAATCTTATTGATGAAGCATATTGTTTATTAGACAAAGATAAAAAACTAATTACTGAAGACCAATTGTGGATTAGAAAAATTAAGGAAGATGATGAGTTTTACCTTGTTCCTGTGTTTGCAGGAGGTGGTGGAAAAAATACTAAATTTTTAGTATTAGCAGCTATGGCAGCAATGGCTGTGTCAACCTACGGTGCATCAACTGCTGCTATCACTGGAGGTTTAGGACCTGGCGGTGGTGGTGGTGCTATTGCCGCTCAATCTGCTGGCACAAGTTTTCTTGGCGGATTAAAATCAGGAGCATCGCTCGCGTGGAATTCTTTGGGTGCCGTAGGACAAACCCTTGCTATCAATGCAGGTCTTGCTGTAGCCACAATGTTGTTCACAAAACGTCCAAAGAGTAACAACCAAGTTGATGAAAATGCTCGTCAAAATGATATGTTTGGTTCGTTAAAAAATACAACATCAAGTGGTACTCCAGTTCCTTTAATTTACGGTCAATTCAGAGTGGCAGGCCAACTCATAAGTGGTTTTATCGACACAACAGA